TGAACTATCTGTTGCAATCAAATCGATAATTTCTTCCATAAAAAAGGTGTATTATTATAAGATTATTTATATCTTGCCACCTTTAGGAAGTTCTGGAGCTTCAGTTGCTCCTCCTTGAGATTCAAGGTTTGGCTCCGTAATTGGTTGTCCCAAACCAACTGGTGCTACCGGATCTGCTGGCGGTGCTGCTGCCGGATCTGCTGGCGGTGCTTCTGGTGCTGGTGGATTTGGATCTGGAAGAATTCCTTTTTCAATTTCATCATCAATTTGCTTATCAATTTCAATAATTTCTGAATCAGTTTGGCGAAGAATTTTCTTACGAACATATTCGGTTGAATAATATTTACCAATATATGCTTCCATAGAAGTCACAAGCGATAATCTATTTGTAAGTAGTTCTGCCTCTTTAAGTTCTGCAAAGTGATTATCGTATAAGAAGTCATATTGAATGTGATCACTCATTTCACTCCAGTCTTCTGGAGTTACAATATTTTTCAATATGAGTTGAGTGCGAAGCATATCATTGAACATACTTGCAAATCTCTTTCTTAAACGACCAACAAACTTTGAAAATTTAAGTTCGTCTCTTAATATTTCAGATGAACGTCCCAAGTTAAATCCATCACCACCACCGGCAATTCTAGATTCCGGAACTCCAAGTGCTCTATAAAGTTTTTTCTGGAAATACTCAATATCGGAAAGTTCTCCTAAATTCTGTCCACCAGGAAGAGTTGTGATTTCGGTTCCTCTACCACCCTCTCTTCTTGGAAGCCAAAAATCTTCCATCATACTCATAAACTTCTTATCATCACGAACTTCGCCCGTATTTGCATCATATACAAGTTTATTTCTATAACGACTCATAACTTCTTTGAGATATTGCTCTGCCTTTACTTTCGGCAAATTACCAACATCAATGTAAAAAATACGACGCTCTGGTGCTCTTGAAAGTCTGTAAATAACAAGGGAATCCTCAATCATTCGAAGTTGATTGAGTGCCTTAATCGCCTTATGAAGATATGATAATACAGTGCCTTTATTTCTGTCTACTAGTCCGGAAGTGCAATAACTAATTGTATCTTTTGAAATTTTTACAGAATTCTTTGCAACAGATCCATATCCATATGCTCCACCCGATTGACTTGATGATGGAGTATATACAAAATATTCTTCAATTTCTGGATATGCAATTTGATTTGCATTCAAATTTGCAAATGATGCTATATTTGGTCCAGATTTATTACTCGTTTTTTTCTCTTGACGAACATGCTTGATCTTCATTGGATCAATATATCTCAATTCTTGAATTCCTTCTTCAGGTTTCTTCAAATCAATAACTTTAAGATAAAATAATCTCCCATCAATATACCAATTTCTAAAAATTTCGTGACACTTCTTATCGAAGTCCATCATTTCTTTAATATTCTTAAACTCTTCTCTTATGGAAGTTTTGAGTTTATCACTAGCATTTAAATTTGTTAGTTCAATTTCAATCGGAGAGTCATATAAGTCACTCACAAGTGCCTCATTTACAACATCTTCAATTGCTCCGTCACATTCTGGATGAAGTGACATTTCTCTATATCTTTTAATTAGATCATATTCTGTTCTATAAACACCCTCAATATCAATAGTTTGTCCATAAAATCCCGATTGAATATAATGATCAACCCCGTCATCATTACTTTGAGGAACGGGGGAGACTATAGACTTAGATTTTTTTTCACTATTCTCAATCGAAAAACCAAAAAGTTTCGCCATCTTATAAACTTAAACTCTTAATATGATATATTTAGTTAATATCCACACCACCTGCTTTGGAAGAGTCGCCCTTAATAGCTTCCCACCAAAGAACTTGGAACTCCGCAGTAAACTCTTGAATACCATCAGTTCCATAATCGAGTTGAATCGCACTGATATTTGTTGGGAATAAATCATAAAAATGATATGCTCTCAAAGTGGATCCGTCACGATCTAACTGATAAACAAAGGCATCGGCAGTATATTCTGCTGAATCAGTAACACCAGTATTATCTGATACTTTATTAATTTTATTCATCCAGTTTTCCATGGCAGAACGAATTGCAAAGTCAGTGTCATTAATAATTGTAATTGTCCAAGATGCGAAAGTGCGATCTCCGGCCAATTTTAAAGTTCTTCCCCTAAATGCAACCGACAACGGATTTATAACTGAGTCAGGGAGTGCCACAGCTTTGACTAAGAATCTTGATTTGTCAAGAACATTGGTATCGGCAGGAGCGGCAGATGGGAAAGAAAGAACAACCTCAAAAAGGTTACTTCTAGCACCACCACCACTCAACTTGCTCTTGAAGTCTGTAATTTTCCTTAAAGGAGGTGGATTTAATTGATTTCTGGTAGCCATTGTTGTTTAACCTCTGTTAATTAAAATTTACCGATTACTTCTTCAAAATCAACACCAGTCTTGGTGGCAATGAAGGTAAGACCGATGAAGTTAATCGATCTCGCTGGTTTAATGTAGATGTCTGCTCTGAACTCATTAGCATCAATAACTGCTGCCGTATTATTAGTTTCATCAGCAATTACAACATAATCAAAAATACCTCTCTTTGCCTGAACATCACGCAAGAACGGTTCAATTGTATTTACGAAATTAGTTCTTGTAATTTCATCGTTAAATTCAAATAGCACATCCTTGGAAGCACGAGCAATGGCATCTTCGAGATAAAGGAAGAGTCTGCGAACGTTGATTCTATCGAATGCCGATGTTCTTCCTAATCCTGTTTTGTCTCCAAATAGAATGATGCCGGCTCCTGGTGAGAAAATAACTGGGTTAATTCTCTTAACATAAAGACGATCTCTTTGTGATTTACTTGGAGTATAGGCAAGTTTAATCGCATTTAGAATGGCACCTCTTGCCGTTCCGGCAGGTGAATACCAGGGGAAGAAGTTAGTATCAGTGCGAGCACATAAACCAGCGATATCGCCATTTAGAGGCACATAACGATAGGTATTAGCGAACCTATCGTACATATACTTATAACCAGAATCAAATACGGCAAAAGATGAAGATGCTACTGGAGCAAAGAAACTAACCACATTTGTTGTGATGTCTTCCGATGATCTTACCGTGACAGCTCCCTGTCCACCATCCGCAAGAGCAGTGTCTCTAGATGGGGAAATAAATGCGATTGCATCCTTTCTCAATTCGGCAACAGAGATAAGTTTATTTGCCAATTCTTGTGTATCTGCCTTCGAATGACCACCACCGACCAACAGAAAATCTATATCAATGTTTTCTGTATTTTCAAACAAATCATAACCATCCTTGATTTTGGCGAGAGTTGCGGTTAAAGCACCAGCAGTATTAAGATTAGTGCCACCATTATAGTTTTTACCACCAGTTAAAGCGGCACCAACATTACCTGAAGAACCAAAAATAACAGGTCCGTTATTTGAACCTCCATCAGTAGGTTGATCCCAGGCATTATCGGTTGTTAGGTCAAATTCATTCGCATCATATCCTGTTGTTGTAAGACCGGCAGGTGATCCGCCGGCAAAAATGTATGCGGAATTTTCGGCAATATACTTTCTCCAATAAGCGGTGCTTCCTGCCGAAAATTCGGCATCAGTTGCCTTGGAAAGACCCAAATGCTTTTCAAGAATTGTTCCGGCATTACCAGTAATAGTTCCTACATCATCAATAAGAACAACATGGACTTCATCAAATCTAGATCCTCTTGGTTCTGCGAACGCCGAAGTTCCGGGAGGTTGTGCAATACTATTCCATTGGATTTTGGAATTAGTCAAAGTAATATATTGTTGACTAAACCAATCAATCTCGCTAGTATAGGATGTAGATCCAAGAGCAACCAAAGCACTGTTGCTCATTCCGGTTGTTACGATGCCAACAGTTCCACTTTCAGTAAAGCAATAAGTTCCGTCTTGCTGATAATCAACGGGAGTTTCTATATTTTCGGATGATACACGACTTAAAATCTTAACCGAAATTGATCCAGCACCAATTTCAGTAATGATTCCTTTTAGATAAGAACCGGTCAATGATATGGAAGTGCCTGTTCCAACATCTACTTTTCCTGTAAGAGATTGAGTTATACCGTATCCAACCGCAAGTGGCGAATTTATTGTTGTTGTTGAACCAAAGTCAAATGTTGTTGTTACTGTTGCTGCCGAAAGTGAAGCATTTGAAATAGAAATTACACCTGTAGAGATTCCAGTAACTGTTGTTCCAGCAGCAACAACTCCACTTACATCACATCTAACTTCTTGACCAAGTGAAATAGATGTAGTGACAATACCAATTGTAGTGCCAGATCCAACAAGAATTCCACTTCTATTCGAAATGGATTCTACGAATGTTGTAACAGCAGATGTGTTAATACCACTTAAAATTTGGTCTGCCTTACCATCAATGATTGCAACTCTCAAACCATTTGCCCAAGAACCAGGATTTCTCGCTGCAACTACGACATTAGGAATAGTATTTTCATCATATCCAAGTTCTTCATAATTATCTAAACTTTTAATCTTGACACTACTTGCGGTTCCGACAAAAGCATTTTTGAGGTCGGTGTCGTCTGCTCTGATTACTTGTAGTGACCCACCATAAGAAAGGTAAGATGATGCAACCATCCAACTTTCATAATGCTTATCTGTGCCATAAGGTTGTCCAAAATTATTCAGTAAATCATTTTCACTTTCAATTAAAGTAGGCGAATCTATAGGTCCTTTTGCAAATGGTGAAACAATCGCTCCCATTTGGGTAGATCCTGGTTGAACCCTACCAGAAGTAAGATCAATTTCCTTTACTACAATGCCAGGAGATGCTAAATTTAGTGGCATCTTTGTTCTCCGTGTTATCCCGATTTATTCTAGAAATATTTATTAAAAAGTTTATTTTCATTGGGGAAACGGTCAATGAACAACTTACCAGTCAGGATAATGCCATTCTGGAGATTGTGTATGCTTTTTTCTGTTTTTTCTAATTCTTGTTTTGGTGCATTCTTTGCACTCATAAGCATATGCAGAAGGGAGGAAGCTCTTTCCTTTGCGAGTTAGATAATAATCATCAATCAAACTTTTTGTTTTTTTACATATTCTACATTGACGTTCTAAAAAAAGTAGGTGTTGAGTATTGATTTGATCATCAATATCAAAATCCATTATTGGTAATCCCACATATATGAGCGATCACCATATTCGTCAACACTCCATATTTCTTGAGATTCAAATTTATTTTCCTTTGTGGCAATCAACCATCTATCTCCCGTTTCTTTCTCTATAAAAACTCCTGTATCTTCTAATCCGTCCGAAATAAATCCAAATGGTGCCATATCCTGATCTATTTGATTTTTTTGCTCTTCATATATTCTCTTACGAATATCATTATTAGTCATCTCCTTAAAATAATTTTGGGCGACTAACCAGGCAAAAATTACTAAGCACATTGCAAGGTCATCATTACACCCTTCCTCGGCTTCATATGAGTTATGCCTTTGAGTAAATGTTGTAAGTTCACTAATAATGTCATAGTCGCTTATGAATAGTTTATCATCTTCAATAAGTAATTTTAGGTTAGAGCATCCCAACTTTTTAACTGCCGCAGTTGTTCTGATTCCAAGTTGAGATTTTTTGCCACTAAATCCAGTCCCAACTAACTGCCCAGCTCTCCCTCTCATAGCACACATTAAAATATTATCATATTCTAAATCATAGTGAAGAATATTGGCGACCTGATCACCAATATCATTAACTTCTATGAGTAACCAGGCATTATCATATCCTTTTGCAACTTCATTTATAATGCTTGGAAATAACATTGGTTTAATTTCATTATTTTTATACTTTGCTACAACCCTGTAAGGAAACTGTGTAATATCAAAAACAACAAATGCTGAATAGTCATTACCCATTCCACGAGCAACATCGACCGTAATCAAGTAACTGTGGTCTTCTTTTGGTTCTTCATAAACATCAAGACCTTTACTTTTTTTTAATGGGTCATCATAAACTAATATTTTAAGTTTGGATGGATTAATAAGAGTTCCTATGGACCCCAAAAATTCACAAAGGTGCTCTGCTCTAAATTGTTGTTCACTGGTGTTTGCAATTGTTTGTGCCTTCCATACTTCATCTCTACCGGGCACTTCACTCCAATGAACCTCTGTGGCAACAAATTCATTCTTTTTTCTTTCCGCATCGTGCCACATACGATAAAAGTGATTCATACCCTTTGGAGTGGATACTACAATTACTTTAGTTGTCTTACCTGATGAAATTGTGGGATATACTGATGCAAAAAAATCATCGGCAATATGATTGGGAACGAATGCAAATTCGTCTAAGAAAATAATATTAAATGACATTCCTCGAACAGCAGAAGCAGAAGTCGATGCCGCAATAATTTTTGATCCATTTTCCAATTCTAATGATCCTTTGTTCCAGGATATAATACCCTGTTGCATCCATTTTGGAAGATTTTCATAAGATAATTGAAGTCTACTTAAAATCTCTCTTGAAGTTGATGCCTTGTTTGCCAGAATACCCACATTTACATTATCATTAAATACGATGTAGTGCAATAAGTATGATATTACGGTTGTCGTTTTGCCAACTTGACGTGGCATCTTCGCTATATTAAACCTATTCTTATGAAAATTGGTGACTAATTTTTCTTGAAATGGCCACATATCAAATCCCATTAAACCTTTATCAACATTAACAATCTTGATGTATTTCTTAGCAAAATACACGGGATCATCCTTACAAGTTAAAAACTCAATAACTTGATCTTCAGTAAATTGAATCGGAGTATTTGCTCTTTTTAGATTGGGATTAGATAGATATGCATCACCTTCTTTTAATTGTATATCTTCAATCTGCATACTAACAATTCCACTTTCTTAATGCTAATGCTTTTCTGGTTGGACGACCTTTTTCATCTTTCATAGGACCGGGCATTCCACCCATACGAGCACAGAATGACTTTCTACGCTTTGCTGCCTTTGAACCTGGTTTCAATTTTGATGGTTTTGTCGTAACGGCAGTTTGTAATTTTGATCCAGGATTTTCTCTTCTGTATGATGCCACCCCTTTTGCATTTAATCCACCTTCAGGATTCTTACCTTCTTTTCTTTGCCAGGCTGCGGATGCCTCATTCATAAATTCTGAAAATGTTCTGTTACCTTCTTTTACACAACGATTATAAGTTTTTCCAAAAAGTTTTTGTGTTCCTTTCTTTTTATATCCTGGCCAACATTTTTTTGCTGCCTCTAATACTTCTTCAGAACCAATGATATCAATGAACTCAGCGTATGTTCTACCATCTGCAGTTTCAACCGTTGTTGATTCTGATTTGTTGCCCCAGTTAGCAGCGCCCACTTTACGACATTTTACCAGTGCTCCAGAGGCATATGCGGAGGGCCAGACACTATATCTTGACTTGACCTTATGGTAACAAGCATCTTTTGTGC